TTACACCCTCGGTTCCAGTCTCAAAAAATGGATCGAGCTTACCTTTAATTGTATTCATTTGAACTCCATAAAGCTATCTAACTTAAATCCCTTCTTGCCGTGTAATACAACAGCACCGGTTAAGAATCCGCCTTTCCCACAGCCCGTATCTAAAAATACTACCTTGCCACCATTCTTATTGGTAACAACCATGGGCTCAGTGATAGGCACATTATAAACAGGCTGCTTGTCGTGGCCGACCATAACAGTCTTGCCCATCGGAACTTCTTCGATCCAGTTATATAATCTAACAGGATAGCCATCGTCGTATGTTTCGCCATTGGTTTCGCCTACTAAGAATCGTGAACGGGCAGTCTTTCCAACTACACTGACGCCTTCCCAGATACAGGGGTGACTTGCGGCGTGAACCAATGTCAAATCATCGAAAGTATGAAACAACCCGGATAACATCTTATCCTCGACGATTGCAGAATACATACGGCTGAATTCTTCCTTCCGTGCGACGCCAACATCATCTAATGTTTGCTTCGCATCCCTGGAAAAACTTACCTTGTTACCCATGGCGCCGCGATGATGTTTCTCGTCGTGATTGCCAACAACGAACCCGCCCAACCCATCGGACATACACTCATACATAGCCTTGACTACTTCAAAGGGCTTACGGCTGCGATCAACCAAGTCACCAATAGACATAAAGAAGAAATTTTCACTTCTTGCATAGTCGTAGGCACGCTTAAAGGAATCGTAGTCTCCATGCACGTCGCCGAAGACTAACATTCCATCAAAGTCCTTAACATGATTTGCTAAACTAAAGGTCGTCATCATTATCCCAGGGACATGGTTCCCAGCCCATTCTATAAAAACATTCTTTTACCACATCAGATATATCACCCTCGTTCCCGGAGCAATAAAAATCCATGTAGTCTTCTTTTGTATTATAGTTGGCATTACGAATGTCTGCAATGATTCCACCGGAGTGTCTCCATGAACAACTCCATATATTACTATCAGTGCCTTTTAATTTTTCAATAATACGCTCGTCGTCGGGAAGTATATTAATCTTCTTCCAACGCATATTACAAAGTGCTGCATAGAATTGAACAGCAACATCTCTTTCTTCAAGGAAAGAGATTACAATGGCGTCCTGAGCCATTTCAACTTCCAAATTGGGCGGAATTAGGTCCACAAACTTTTCCTGACTTTCATAAGGCGAATAAGCATTACCTCATCCTCTTTTTCCCATTCTTCTTCCTGCCTAGAAGATTCATCCATGGATACCTTATGAGCTTTGTAATCCTCGGCATCTTGATTGAAGTCATCATCAAAACATCCCAAGATGCCCTTTCCCTGATGATCGTATGGAACATGCTCAATCTCTTTGCGTGCCGGTCGATCTTCAACCCACCACTTATACAGAACCAAGATTTCTCTAGCGGCTACAGCCTGGTGATCGCAGCGTTCATGTGGCGGAAGAGCAGGGTCATCCAAAGTGGCGGCCCATTCAAAATGTTTGATCCCATGCTCTGGGCTGCGGAATGGAAAGACACGACGATAGAAAGGCATGTGTTTTTCGCACCAAGATGCCTGTTCCTTATATTCTCCAGACCACAGATATCTGCTCCATGCCTGCTCAACTTCGACAAAATCTTTCAGAATATTAAAGTTGACATGCAGCATCTGAGTGCAAACATCGTAATATCCGGGCTCAAGGCCCGATTCGACTATGTGATACCTGTCATAGGTACGATACCTAATCCAGTCCGATACTTTCTCGTACTTCCAAACAAAAGGCATGTAGGCTTTGTATTTAAGGTCGTGCATAATCCAATATCTTACTGGCGCCTTCTTTTTGTATTCATCGTTGAATAGTCGCCAACCCTTAGAGGACAAGGCACCGGGTGGATCGTATCGCATCCACGACTTCAATCTCTTAAATAATTTTTTTGGTGTGTACATGTGAGAATCCGGCATTTGCCGTATATTACTACGTCTATGCCGGATAGTCAATGATTAATGCTGGTTTGCTTTGGAAATAAATTGGTTCATCTTTTCAGCTTCAGCAATTATTTCCTCAGTGGTAGGAAATGTATTTTGATTATTGCCATTTGCTACTCCGGCAGCCTTATGTTTTTCGTTAAGGATTACCTGTGCGAGTTGGAGAAGCTCTAATCGAATTTCATATGGTGTCTTACTCGTTGGTTTCATATATTCCACCTATTACTTCTTCATAAGATGAATAGGCGAAATAGCCTGTTCATATTGTTCTTGCAGCTTCGGTGCAGGTATTGCAGTAATGACTGGTTTAGGAACCATTATTGGCTTCTCTGGGTCCGCCATCATAATAAACGGAGCAAATTGGAAACCTTGCTGTGTTGCTACCATGCAGAGAGGATTCTTTACCTGATATTGAAGCATTGTCTCGTCGACAACCTTACCAATAAATTCTTCGCCTGCCTGCGTCTTGAATACGCCAATGTATGGCATTTCTGCCGGTTTCTGTGTTAACATTAAAATTCATCCCATCCATCAACCGCTTCGCTGCGGCTGTATTCTGTTACTTTTGTTTCAAAGAAATTCTCACGCTTTTCTGCATTTAGATATTCGTAAGGATTCTTTGTAAACCCCTTGTATATAATTCCTAAACCCAATAATTTAGTTCTCTGATTAACCAAATACTTTACATATCCTTCGGTGCTCTCTTGCGAGATACCCAGAATTCTATCTCCGTAAATTTCCTTACCCCACTCAATTTCTTGCTCAGCAGCCTGTGTAATGTTATCGAGTAGAATCTGCTTGTCTTCCGGATTATTGATATCAAATATTTCGCGAATGATGTTTGCGAACATATTTATGTGAGTGACTTCGTCGTTCTCAATGTACTTGATCATTTTAGCAACGTTTGCGACCTTATTGCGAGCCGCCAGTTGATAGAAGAACTGAAATCCATTATAGAAGTAGATTCCTTCGAGAGCAAAGTTTGCAGCAAGTGCAGTCTTAAAATTAATAATCGACTTATCGTCGATGAATTTTTGGTACTGTCCTGCAATAAATTTATTGCGCTTCAACAACAACGAATTATTTCTCCAATAGTCGTAAATTTCTTCACGCTCAATATTAGGGAACAATTCCTGCAACATATACTGATATGCCTGAGAATGGATCAATTCCTGGAATGCCTGAATAGTGAATAATCCGCCTACCTCCGGCGCAGTAATATAATCTGCAATGTTAGGTAGATTTGATACTTGCATACTATCTAGTGCAATAAGAAACGATAAGGTATTCTTAAATGCACTCATCTCGTCTTTTGTAAGTTCCTTGATAGTTACCTTATCGTCGACAAGAGATATCTTCTCTGGGATCCAAAAATTGTTAACCATAATCTTATACAATTTCGGAGCCCACGTATATTTAACACTGTTTAGGTTAAGAATACCTGTAGCATTTCCATTAATTAGTTGACGAGCAGTCTGCGAATCGTCGCCCAACTCGTCAAATATTTTCTTCTGTGTAAGTTCTTGCATTTAAATTCCTTATCCAGCACAAGCTACGCAATCTTCTTCAGATCTTACTAGTGCATCTTCCGTGGCATTTTTCTTAATGGCTCTAATGTAGTAAATTGCCTTCAATCCTTTACTGTGTGCATAATGAATTGCATCGTAAAGTTCCTTAGCATTAAAGCTGTCTCTGCGTTGATCAAATATTAACTCCATAGAGCAACCTGTGTCAATGAACTTTTGCAATTCAGCCACTACGTCTATAATTTCTGTTGCTGTATGCTTTGAAAAGGTTTTTCCATACGATAGTGGATTTTCCTTTAGGTATTTTGCCACAACAACTAATTTGCCATTCTTGTTATCTTCAGAGAAAAACGCATCATAAACAGGTAATACGCTTGCGCTAGAATCCATATAAATTGATGTGCTTGTATTTGGTGCAGGACTTGTTAGTTGACTATTTCTCATTCCAAACTGGTTAATCTGATCTTGTAGATATGCCCAGTCGTATTTTCCACTAGCATGCTCGGCAAACTTAGCTACACGATTTCCATTCTTCCATTCCGAATGTTCAAACGCTTCGAACGACCCAAATCTCTTTGCCAGCTCGACGCTCGACAATGCAGCATGGTACTCAACACACTCGGCAATCTCTCTGATGTAATCGAGGTCTCTAAAATTCATAAACTCTCTTGCAAGATGATCATGAAGTCCTTGTAGCCCAATCCCGATAGTCCTATATCGTGTGTTATGTGATGAAGTAATCTTATCAGGGGCGTTAGTAAGACTAATTCCGAAATCAAGTATCTTTGTAGTCAATGCTGCAATTTTACCCAACTCTTTCATGTCTTTAATGTTACCCAATACAATAGAGGCCAAATTGCAAACATGCCCGAGCTCGTCCGGCTTTACATTCGAGAAAGATTCGGTACAAAGATTAACACACGGAATCCCGATGTGTCCATTGGTATCGCCCTTATTTGGATTATATTCATTTATGGTATCTGTAAAGGAAATATATGGTAATCCTGTTTCAAACTGGATCCTCATAATAATTTTCATGAGGTCCCGTGCATTATCAAACTTTCGCGTGATTGTCAATACACCTTCTTCAGCAGCTTTTTCGATCTCCATATAGGCATCAGTAAAGGCCTGACCGTACATTCCCCTGACATCTATCCCTAGTTTCTTCTTTACTTCAAATGGGCAAAATGTTACCCACGAACCCTTATTCTTATCTCGTTCCATAAAGATATCAGGTATACAAACTTGAGGGAAAATATCATACGCCTTCATTCTCGGATCCCCGTGCTCGGTCTGCATATCGAGAAAATCCAGGACATCATTATGCCATATGGGTAGAGAAATTGTGCCGGCGCCGGCACGTTTACCTCCCTGATTAACTGCAACCAGTGTATCATTTAAAATCTTAATCCATTGAACGATAGTACCGGCGGCATTTGAGAATCCGTTTACATCAGAGCCCTTCGCACGAAGATATCCAAGGAATACTCCGAGTCCGCCGCCATTCTTTGAAATAAGTGCTACACGCTTTACATTGTCAAATATACTATCAATATCATCTTCCACAGCGATAATAAAGCAAGATGCTACATTTCCACCTTTTCGTAGATTTGATAAGAAAGGAGTAGCTAAAGAAATCTTGCGTTGAGAGAGTGCGTTATAAACTTCTTTAACGAATTTAATTCTCGTTTCCTTAGGTTCATTTTGCCCAAGGCGCATAGCATTTACCATATGCATATGCTGATTTAATTCGTACTTACCTAAATATTTCTTCTTTGCTGTAATTAGACTAGCGTAACTATATTCGAGATCTCTTACCTGCTTGACTGCGGCGCCTAAATCATCGAGGCTCTCGTCTGTATAGAAATTTAAAAGATCTGCTGTATAGAATCCATGTTCTATATTGTAATGAACGATCTCTTTAAAGGATTTACCACGTAACGGGAAATTTGCCCATTCGTCGGCTGCTAATGCTCTGCCAGCTACGTTAACCCAGTCGGGCTCCATTGGAGTGGCTAACTGAATAGCATGCTGTATTACATTTAATTGAATGTCTCTAGTTTTAATACCAGGCTTCAAGAACTGATCGAATTTTGATTCTAGCGCAAGAGGATTTACATCCTGGCCCTCTGTGGCCATTTGAATTGATTTTTTAATCTTTGAGACGTCGTAGGGTTCCTTAGTGCCATCTCTCTTTTCGACCATAATTTCTTTAACTAACGCCATATCCTTTTTCTCTCTATGTTATTGATTTTATTTGTGATTTACTATACTTTTGCATAGTAACGAAGTATTCTTGTATGTCTTGACACTTACTTACCGTACCGTGTTGATAGTTTAGGACAAATTGGTCATTTATTACTGGCAGAAGATAATCTCCGCTATTGTCCTTTACTAACCACATTTCTATGTTAATATCGGGATTTACAATAACCAATGTATAAAATATCAATAGACTAATAGAACTTGTACAAAACGAACTGTGATAGAGTATCTCCCAGGGTGTTGGCCAAGACTCGGGATTAAAATAGTCTAAGGAACGAGCGCCGATTGGCATAGAAGAGCAGAACTCTGCAACCTTACCGACCTGTTCCTCGAGTGTTAACTCCATAATATCTGTCCTTAGTTTTTTCCAAAGGCAGAAGCGCACATCAGCCGAAATATTATTCCAGATCATGTTAAGTATTAAATTGGAAATGGTTCCCAGCGAATAGTGCTGGAATTAAAAATTAAATTATTCGAAACGTAATCGTGCGAATAATGAATTTCGATATTAGGCGAGTTGTAGACAGCTATTAGGCTAAGAAATATACCAAAGGAGTCGACCTCTGTACCTGTATCGGTTAGGGACACATTGCCGGCGGCACAGGTAATTTTTAATTCGCCATTCTTAGAAAACACAATGCCTTCTGAATTCCAATCAGACAATGTATTATCTGTAACATCGTATAGTACATTAAGGAACGGTGTTGATTTATAGAAAAGACCTGTGGGTGCAAAAACAGGTGGGTCGCCAGGAATTTGTGTGTTTGGCAATGATAGGGTAATTGGTTCAAGCAATAGATCGTTGTTATCTTCAAAGGTTAATATTTCAACATATTCCCCGTTTAGATTCCCCATAAAAACTTTTCTTGTATCCGTACATAATGCAAGTTCACCGGGCATAAGAATATTAGGATAAGAAATTATATTTGCACCCCAGATACCATTGTATTTAGGAATCGATACGACAGAAAGGCCGCCCGATAAATCAACAATGGGTACCGCCGAAACTGTAAATTCAGTAGCAGAATCAATTGATGCTACAAACGTACCCGGTTGAAATAATCCCACACCCGAAGTAACTAATACTGGCGCATTAGGAGTAATGCCTGTCGTGTCATTAACCGTAACAACCTGGCCGACGGATGTTGCCCCCGGCAAAGAATCGTAGGGTAACGGATATAGATTGTCAAATTGACTTTGTAATCCTCTTCTATTTTGGATTCTCGAAACTACTACTGGTGATGCCATTATTCTATACCTCTCGTGTGATGTATTTATTCCATTCCGTACTGATCATAATAAGCGCATACTTTGTTTGCCCACATAGTTTCATAATATTTAAATTCATCGCCTTCTATGATAAATTCTTGATATTTAGCCTCACGAGTGGCAATCATTACTACGCCGCGAGATATATCTGTGCCGTACATTTCATTATGGGATAAGGCATATGCTGCCAATTGCATAAAGTAGTCTTCGATCCACTCTCTCTTCTTATCCCTTAGACTATTCTTGAAGTCCATTATAGAGGGCTTACCATTGTGCAATCCAGTAAGATCGGTAGTACCT